TGCAGTTAATTTACCTACCCAAACAAGAGCAAACTCAGTTCCTAGTTCTGATGTACTACGAGGCACATACATCCTTTTTCCGTTTGTAGTATCAGTATGAGTAAACTTTAACCCATCCTGAAAGGTTCCTGATTCAACAATAATAGGTTGTCTTGCCGCAGTAGTTTGAGTTGAATCCCTACCATTACCTGATTGGTCATACCAAGTTTCAACGAAGCCATCATCTCCCAATATCTTAAAATTAGAAACAGTAAAGTTTGAGGGAACATCACCTTCAGTAAAATAAAGGGCTACAAAATTAGTATAAGCTGTAAGTGTGGCTGTTTTAGAGCCAGAACTTGTGTATTCTAAAGAATTTGAAGCTGGAGAAGAATTAGCTGGGTCTAGGTTAGTTCTAAGCATAAGCTTTGGAGAACCATTTGTAATATTTATATCAAAAGAAACAGATATTACAGTTCCGTTACTTCCGCTAATAGGTGATGCCGCAAACCCAGTTGAACCTGTGTTAGACGCAGTAAATCCACTAGAAGAAGCATTACTAAAAGATTCAAATCCTATGTTAGTAAACACTCCGTTCGACACTACGTTCGTATTTACCCAATCCTCAAGCGTCCCATTAGATACCTCTTTAGCTAAGAAATCACGCTCTTGGTTGTCGCTCTCACGTCTCACACGAACTACCTTATTGTTACCTTGTTTATCATTGAGGTCACGAAGTGAGTAAGCCACAGCCGCACCTCCAACTACTTTACTAAGTAATGGGCGAGACTCTCCTGCTCTGTCTGAGGTAACTACTGATGCTGTACGGTCTACTGAAATCGGCTCTGAGATAGTACTAAAGGTTGCCATTCCTGTATTAGAAGATTCCCAAGGTCTGTCTTGCGCGAATGTTCCAAAGAACTCAAAGTAAGGGTCAGCATCGCTGTCATCAACAAGAAGCCAATGAGAATAGTTTCCTTGGTCAGCTGGGCTGTAGTCATAAGCCGCAATCTGTCCCCTACCTCCCTCTTGATGCCAAGTAGCATGTGCAATGGCAGATGCGCTATATACTCCACTCATGTCAGCGTGTCCTGCTACGGTTACATAAACTCGTGTAGTAGTTTTATCCAAAGGATTACGCGTAAACGTAGTTACACCTGCATCAATGTCCCTGTTGACACTAATTGTTGAGGTGACTCCGCCTCTAGTTACCGTGAAGGATTTTTCTGGCATAGATTAGTAGCTTATATTTGATCCAGTACCTGAGCTATTCATTCCTACCGATGAGCGGCGAATGCGTAAAGCACTTGCTCCTCGTTTCTTTTGGGTTTGTCTTGCTTTAAGTCCCTTGTTCTCAACTACTTTCGCCGTTTTTGTTGGAGGAGGAGCAGAAGGAATAGGGGCAGGTGGAGCAGGTGGGTCTGGAATTTTTGGGGACATACACATAATATTATTACTCGTCTAATTTAGGGTTTAGTATATTTTCGTTTTGCTCATAGAATTTAGAGCGGATGAAGCGAACAACAGACCGTTGCCCATAATGAAAGTCTAGCTTCCTGTAATCAGTCTCCGTAGTGAAGTCTTGTGCAGGAAACACGCTTTCTAAATAGCTAACAATTTGTTCTTGAATAAGTGGTTCTTTCATATTAGTCCTTAGTTATAAATCGTTTAACTCTTTTGGCAGGTTGCCTTTATCTATCTCAGCTTTGGTTTGCACCAGACACATCGCGTTCCAGATGACAGCACCGCCGTGATCCTCAGCTTCATCTCCCTCCATAAATTGCCACAGGTGTCTGTAAAGTGCGTCTACATAACGACTTAGGGGAATACCTTTCTTCCAGTTGTTGCGTCCATACTTCTTAGCACCGCCTTCAAACCTTAGTGAGGCTCTGCGAAGTGCGTCAATAGGCAACAGAGAAGGTAGTCCTTTGCCTTCCATTGCATCTCGAACTGCTCCTGTATCAAAGTTAGAGCGTTCCCCTGAATCTGGTAAATCTATTTCGTAGGTTTCCATAGGTCTTTTAACGTGTGGGTTTTAATGTCGTAGTCAGTAGTGCGAAGTATGTAGGCAAGTCTAGCAGTCAGTAGTGCTTCAGCTTCGGTCATATCTTTTGACTCGTATATATCAACAACGCTTTGCCAGTTGTATCCTTTCTTATCAAGTAGCTTCTTAGCTGTGATAACGCCAATACCTTTACAGCCAGAATAACCATCAACAGAATCGCCTGCTAAGGTTTGAATCAGATGCCAGTTGTTAGCATCCTCTTCAGATGTATCGTGCATCTCATCCTTCAAGAAGTTGTACCACTTACAAGGAAGAGTGCCAAAGTCCTTGTCACCAGAACAAGCGACGTAGTCTTTGTTATCTGTACAAACAATACCGATTAGGTCATCAGCCTCTAGCTCTGGAAACTTAATGCCGTTGTGTTGATCAAAGACCTCACTTATAAGAACTTTAAGTCCAAGTGGTTTACGCTTATCCTTTCGGTTAGCTTTGTAGTTAGGCTCTAGCTCGTGACGAAAGGTGTGACTGTCGCTGAACGCCATCTGGTATTCAGTTGTTCCTACCTTCTTCAGTATTTTCTCAATGGCTTCATCTACTTTTTGATGAGCCTCGTTGATGTTCATGTGAAGCGTGAAGATGTCATCCTCCCACCGTATCTCTGTCTCCGAACCAAAGGCGGCTCGGTAAACAATCATATCTCCGTCTATTATTGCTGTGTTCATGTGTGCTTTTTAATTGATATGTAGGGTATTTTTAAAAGGTCGGATGGTAACAAAGTGGTAAGAAGGTCGTGCCTTCCCCATTTGGTTCTTGAGTATAATTTATAAAGACTGTCCTTCGCATTGTCTACTGTAATAGTCTTGTCTACTAGCTTGTCACAAAGAGCAATGAGGTCATCACGTTTCACAAGGATGAACCCCTTTGGTCGTTCAAATGCGAAGTGAGTGCAGTCACCATATAACCACCCCTGCTTACCTTGAACATTCTTGAACTCAATCCAGATAGTTGTTTTGTCCTTGAGACTTTTGACATCTACTTTAAAAGAGACATCACAGTGGAAGTCGATGTGCTTGAGTTCGTCTTGAAACTTAGCTTTGATAATCTCAGTCTCAAAGAACGAGTCAATGTTCTCTTTGAATACATCCTCCGCTTTAAAACCTTGTTCACTACACCTCCCTGTTCGGTCGAATTTATTTCTATATGCCATTCATTGTTTGGTTAATGGGTTTCTTTCCAGTTGTTGCCAACTTTATACTCGCCGTCTAAGCGGCACTTAAAACCTAATGTCTCTCCTGCTTTCGTAATTGAATCTACATACTGTTGTCCGAGTTCGTCAGCATCTTCAGCTTTACAACTGAACTGTACTTCGTCGTGTACGTTTGCATGTAGCTCATACATACGTTTAGCAATCTTGTTAAATTCAATTAAGGACTGCTTCATAATCACAGCACCTGCACTTTGAAGTAACAGATTCAAGGCTGAGTGTGAGGAGCGACAGGGAAGAATGCGTCCGTCGATCCCAGTCAGTGTTCCCTTTGTATCAACAGCCTTAGCTACTGCATCTGTAAGTCGTTTGATAGCAGGAGTTTTTGACATGAAGGATGCTTTGAGTCTTTTACCTTCCTTGTTAGAACCGCCTACGATCTCACCAATCTTTCCATCACCTGCTCCGTAAAGGAACGCATAGATAAAAGTCTTAGCTTGGTCACGAGTTTCAAGACCTGCCGCTTTCTGATTAGCTGTGTGGATGTCACCATCAAGAATCTCACTTTCGTAAGCACCATCGTCGAAGGCGTTGAGGTAGTGAGCAAGACACCTAAGTTCTAAACCACTAGCATCACAGCCGACTAAGACTTTACCCTCTGGAGCTTTAAATAAACTGCGGCACTCGCTACCGTATGGAGCACGAACAGCAGGGACTTGTGCTAGGTTAGGTCGTTGGTGTGTACACCTACCACTTACTGCACCGTTGGTATTAACGCCCCCGTGAATCCTTCCATTCTTTTCCAGTATCATCCACGCTTGTTTGCCTTCAGCTATTTGACCAAGACGTTTAGATACCAATAAATATTCCAACAACTTGTCGGCTTCGGGAGTGCCTATGCTTTTAAGAACAGCCTCATTAATCTGTGGTCGTTTACCTTCAAATGCCTCTGGCTTCCATCCCTTACTCATCAGTCGATCAGCTATCTGGTCACGACTCCCTGCGTTGAATGGGATGACCTTGACTTTGTTATCGCCTTTCTTGATGTCCTTTGCTTTGTAACCATTCTCGGTTGCTTGCTTCTTAGACTCCCATACTTTGTCATCTTCCGTTACCCAGTATGTTGTCTTCATCTCAATACGAGTAGGCTCAAACATCTCAGCAAGTTCTTCTTTGAGTTCGATACGCTTTACCATCAACTCAGCAGATAACTTATAAGCTCCCTCTGCATCAAATGGGAATCCGTTGTACTCCTGTCTACGCATTAGGCGAGCAAACTGATGTTCTAGGTCGAGCATACGTTGGCTAGGATTTTGTTTCATAAGAAACTCATACAGCTTCTTAGTAACAACAACGTCCTGCATACAATACTCTTCCATATCTAGTGACCATTCAGACCAGTCTTCAGTCTCTCCGTGATCGTCCTTAGCTTCTCCAATACGTTGCCCCCAAGCCTTGAGCGAGTGTGAACCGACAATGGATAAGTCTCTACCTGCGCGGTAGTCGTATGCCTTGAGGTCGGGAAAGATACAGCGAGCCATAACAACGGTATCACTTACGTTATCTGTTGTTTGCATACCTAAAGCACGAACAGCAGGGTAATCAAAACCTATCGAGTTGTGTCCAATAAGCTCGTCGGCTTCTTGAAGTAATGCAATGCCTTCATCAATGTTTCCAGAGTGCGTACTAAAGCGATACTCATTTCCGTCTGCGTCAATAGCACAGATGCAATGAATAGTTTTTAAATCAGAGAGGTGTGTCCAATCTGATATGGCGTTTGTTTCTATATCAAAGAATAGTTTCATCTGTTTTTGGGTATAGTATTGTGTAATTATCAGGCTTTACTCCTACGACGTTGAACTCAACATAATCAACAGCCTCGTCATAATTCATTCCATGATTTCTAAACACTTCAACAAGTTTGTTATAGTCATAAACTAGAAAGCATCTTTGGTCTGAGCCAATTACTGCGGAGTCACAATCTTTAAAACGGTAGGCATCGTCATCTAATATAAGGTCATCTATATTTATCATTTTCTTTAGAATGGGTTTGTGGTTTCAATTGAAGTCTCGTTTAATGCGCCTGTTATTGAGTCATAGCGAAGCGCGGTAGCAACCCCTGTCTCACCAGTAAAACGATTCTTGAGTACACGAATAACAGTTTCGTTTTTGTTCTCAGAGTCTTGTTGGTTTCGCTCTAAGCCACAGCAGATGTCGCTTAGTTGTGCTATGGATGCTGACCCTCTTAGTTGTGCTAGGCTTGTTGCCGCTCCCTCTTCGTGACCTCTGCCCTCTGGTCGCTTGAGGTGACTAACTAGAATCATTCCAATCTTAGTCTCTTCAACTAGACTTCGGAGCTTAGTCATTGTGTTGTCTATAAGTCTTCGCTCATCCCCCTCACCGATGCCTGATACAACAATACTCAGGTGATCTAATACAACGTACTCAACCTCCATCACCTTAGCCATATATCGAATACGACTAATAAGATTGTCTGAATTAGTAGAACCCCAGTGATCGTAGAGATAGAATCTTCCTGACCCTACGGTATTTTTAAAGGCTTCTTCCATCTCCTCATCAAAGGGAGCATCCTCAAGGTGAAGTAATTTGTTTGTGTGAATGCCTAGTATGCCTTGTGCTGTGCGCTCAAGAGATTCCTCTAACGCTATGTACCCTACCTTCTTTTCTGTAGTAGTTAGTATGTGGTGAGCGATCACACGACACACTTGCGACTTACCAATACCTGACCCTGCACAGAACGTAACAATCTCACCTTGACGTATGCCTCTAGTAAGTTTGTTTAGTCCCTTGAATGGATAAGGAATCGAGTCATTAACCTTCGGTTCTTTTAGACGCTGAAGCATATCAGTACCACTAACAATATCATCAGGACTCCAGACGTTAGCTCGGTAGGTAGCCCACACAATGTCTTTACCCTTACCGTTAAGTAACATCTCGTTAGGGTCTTTGAGCGTGAGCTTTGCAATCTTAGTCTTACCTGCTGGTAGGATGTTGCAAACATCTTCGACTGCCTTCTGTCCTTGTTCATCGCTATCAAACATAAGAACAACTTCCTCAAAAGAATTGAGCCATTCGTAGTGTCTCTTGAAAGCAGTCTTTGCAGAGCTACAGCCAGAGGGTAAACTAACTACCTCCCACTTGTTCTCAAAGACTTGGCTTACCGACAGGCAATCTATCTCACCTTCAGTAATTACTAATCGCTTACCGCCGTTAGGACAAAGGTGCTGACCGTAGAAATATGTTGGACTACCTTCACAAGAAAACGTCTTATCTTCGTAGCGATACTTCTGTGCAATGATTCCACCATCGGTGTTTCTATAAGTGGCAATGTGACAGGGCTTACCATTACGGTTTCCTACGCTGTACCCAAAATGCTTACAAGTTTCCTTGTTTATCTTTCGAGTGGGGATGTCCATAACTTCCCCTTGTATAAAATTAGTAGATGTGTTCTGCATTTTTTGTGGTGCTTCGTATGTTGTATTAGATTTATTAGGTGTGAATTTGTCACAGGCAAAACACTTTGTGCTTCCATCTGTGTTGATGCAAAGCGCATCACTACTGCCGCAATGAGGGCAAGGTTGGTGGGTTACTGCCCATGTTAGGTCATCCATGAATGTGGTATATTTTTGTGACACCATTTAAAATTGTGCTTCTCACACCAAGAGGCATAAGTTGTTTTAGATTTCTTGGTGAGTCGGTTGTGTGCATTTTGAAAACAAAATCGAATGTCCAGTTCGG